TCGATCTGCACTTCTCGGGGAGTGCCTACGATCAATGTAGACTCGATCGTCATCGACACGACATACAGAATTTTCGCAACGAAACAAACTTAAGGGAGAATCACAATGGCAGGAATCAGTGGAGTCAACGGCAACATCGCCATCACAGGCGCAATCGGTGGAATCATCAAGTCTTGGACAGCAAATTTCACACGAGCAACGACTGACATCACAGGTTTCACGAATGCGACTCGCAATCGTGCGATCGGGATCATTGATGTCACGGGCTCGATGACTGGCTCGCTGGACAACGGAACATCTCCGACCGTTGCATTCAGCGGAAACACTGCTGCAGCAGACATTACTTTGACTGCAGAAACTGGCAACACGCTTGTGTTCAAGGCGATCATCGACTCGTTCACAGTCGGTGTTGCAGTTGATGGCGAGGCAACCTTTAGCGCAAACTTTGCGATCGCTTCTACTCAAGCATCATTCGCTAGTGCCGTCACGACTACTTGGACTGCATGATCGATTCGTTCAGTCCATTCGCAGGTCATAAAGATTCTCCCGATGACCTGCGAGTGGAGTTTGTCTATCGTGGCAAGCAGTACGGTCGATGGGTTGGCGCAATGGATCGCAAGGATGCGCTGCAAATTGTCATGCTCTCCGAAAACATATCGCCATCGTTCAGGCGTGATCTCGTGCGTGTTACTATCAAAACACGAAAGGAACTCGCACGATGGAATCCAACAAACCAAAAGCCCGTCTGGTAGCAATCGGTCGGCACATGCTCTCGTGTCTCTCTGCAAACGACTACATCGAGATCGGAGAGCGCAGATGGCACGCACTTCACAACCGAGCACAGGAGATGCTCGAGGACTCCCGTGCTGACTCGGCGCAGCGGGTCGAGTGCATGAAGGCGATATACGACCTACGAGACCGCACGACGCAACTAGCGATCCAACACGGTGCAACCCTTGAAGGTGCGCTCGAGGTCATCGAGCACGCCTGCAAGAAGGCGAAGGTGGACGGCAGCGAGGCAATTGCGTTGATGCAGCCCGAGGTGGTCGTGTCGACTGCGCTGGCACTGTTCGGCATCGATCTTGATGCGGAGTCCTCAAGCCCAAAATGACAGCGGGGAGCGGCGACCTCGACTGGCATTCGCTCGCCGCATTTGTCTCGCACTACGCACCAGGCTCGACTGATCCGATGGAGTTGCCCGTGGATCGATTGCTTGCGATTGCGCACGCAACGAGTGCGCTACTCGTGCGCAACGCAGAGGCACAATCACAGAGCATGCGTAGGATGAGATAGCACTATGAATCCAACCCTCGAAGTACAGATCACAGCAAGACTCGACAAACTCGAGTCGGCCTTGAAGATGGCTGAAAGCAAGGTCAGTCAGAGTGCCGCAACGATGGGCAAAGCAGGCGAAAAGGCTGGCGCAAACGTTATGCAGGGCTTTGCTTCAAATTTGCCGATGATGATGGTCGCTACAGCGATGGCTCACACCATAGGAAAAGGCATCAGCCAAGCAGTCAAAGATGTCAACGCAGGCAAAAGCGGTGAAGAAATTGGACTTGGGATGGCGCAAGGAATTGTTGACGGGGCAAAATCATTACCAGTCGTTGGAATTGTTTTTGAAATCTTTGATGAAATCGTCAATGGTGCGGAACGGGCCGCAGAGTTGATCTCTAAAAAGGTCGGCGTGGCAGTTGCAAAGCAAATCGATTCGACCAAGGCGATGATGGATTCCTTAAAAAGTTTCACGCAAGGCACAGAGGACATCATTGATACAACAAGTGCAGGCAGCGATCCGACAAAGATGCTTGATGTCAAAAACAAAAAAACAGAAGCATCGGAAATAAAGCAAGTCAACGATATTAAGGAACAAGAGGAGCAACGGCATCGAGACAGGATTGCCGCAATCAATGCGAAATTTGATGCGCAGCAAAAAAGTACTGATTTCGAAGTCTATAGAGAATATTCAAGCAAGAAAAGAAACGCAGAAATTGAGAAGGCTCGTGAGCAACATCAAAAGCAGATAGGAAAAATTGACGACGAAGCATCAAAAAGAGACGATGCAAGGCAAACAGAATATTTAGCAGCACTTAAAGAAATAAACGCCAAAGCCGCTGCCGATGAAAAGACTGCAAACGATAAAGCAGTAGCAGAGAAAAAGAAAGCCGATGATGCGCTTGTTGAAATTGCCAAGAAGCAAGCGAAAGAAAAGATCGAGGCGGCAATACAAGCGCAACAGGACATCATCGATGGCGAGAAGGCAGCGCAGGAACAGATCGACAAGATCGGTCGTGTGGATCAGTTGGCAGCACAGGCAGCGCAAGGCATGATCGGCAGCGGACAGACTGCTCTGGGACAGTTCAACTTTGCTCAGTCGGGCGCAGGAAATCAAGCGATCACGCTCGCACAGAAACAAGTCACGAGTCTTGAGAAGATTGAGGCTGCAACTGCCATGCAGGTCCAACTGCAAAAGGAAATGAGAGGCTTCAATTGAGCGACGTTTTTGAACTCGCAAGTAGTCGCAAGTTTGACTTCAACGAGGGCAAGCCTCGTGCCGAACGCAAGTTCATCGTCACAGGTGCAGCCGATGAGTCCGTAGTTATTGCGTTGTTTGGTTCGACACTGCCTGATCAGTACGACAACTATCCCAACGATTCGGGCATGCCGTACAACATGCTCGCCTTCACCTACGACATCACGAAAGAGCCAAACGCTCTCGAGACTTGGCACGTGACGATGAAGTACAAGGCGCAGATCATCGGATCGGGCGCAACCAATCCGACATCGACGAACCTTGTGCCCAACGAAGTTGGATATCGCACGGCTCGACTCTCGATGACTGCGGAGTTCCGTGACACTTGGCGAGACTTCGTGTCCGTCACTGCAATGCAGGCGATCGCAAGTGGGAACTATGACCTGACTGACATCGGCGGCAACTCGATCGATGTTGCAGGCATTCCACTCTCGTCTCTCGTGTACAAGCAAGAGATCACGATCCTGATCACGGATCAATACTTGCCCAATGCGCAAGCGATCGCAGCACAGATCGGCACACGCAACGATGCACAATTCCTCAACTATCCACTCGGATCAGTTGTGTTCGCAGGCTGCAACTGCGAGACGATTCCCGAGGTCGGGCGCAACTCGATCGAGTACAGATTTGTCTACGACCAGTCGTTCCATCAGATCCAGTATCCAGTCAAGGGAAACAACGGATCGCCGATCCTCGCAAGTGCAACAGCAGGAACAATTCTTAAAGGCTCAGCAGAAAAGGTCTACTACAAGCAGCCGTTCAAATACACAAGCAACTTCAGCAACCTCTCGCAATACTTTTCAGGACTATAAACATGGCAGATGAAATCACGATCCAACTCAACATCGATGTCTCGTCAGGCAACTACCGATCCTCGTTTCGACCAGGGCAAATCTCGCCCGACATGGCGACGATCACAGGCTCGGACTTGGTGCAGAACATCACGACGACATCGTTCCAACCGCTTGGCATTGGCGCAAGTGTGACTGCAGGCGGCATCTACTGGTTTCGCAACTTGTCGACGAGCACGAGCACAACATTCGATCCATCGATCAAGATCTCGATCGGCGCAACAAATGCTGCGGCAACCTCAACACCGTTCATCAATCTTCGACCAGGTGAATTTGCTATGGGTCGATGCGTCACAACCACGATGTGCGCTCTGTCCTCGACTGCTACAGCCAACCTGCAGTTCGGAATCATGTCGGCATGAAACTCCCACGGTTCACCAGTGGGAGTATCGGTCGACTCGACTACAAAGCACTCAATCAGGCGTTCACGTCGATCGAGAATCTTGAAGGTCGAGCGAACTCCAACCCGAACCCGTACGGTGGCGCAGTTCGTGAGTCGTTTGTTGCAGAGATCATAGGACTGATGACGGACTCGATCCAAGGCGCAAACCAAACCACTGGACAGGGCACGCTGTTCAAGACTTATGTCTACGACTGGAAAGAGGTTGACATCTCGTACGGTCTTGACGGATCGAACAGCGGTGTCGGTGTCAGTGATTTGCAAGGCGCACGAGGGATCGACTACACGAGCGGGGTGACGATCACGCCACCTGCATCGTATTATCCTGCGATCGACTTTGCGCCGTATCGCAGGTTCGCCACAGGCGATGTTGTCATGCTGACTCGGTGTGCAGTGAAGAAGGGCTCGACCTACTCGATGATGTACACGATCACGCCAGTCTCGGCGGTGACTCCGTTTCTTGCTCGACTGACTGCGCTCGTGGGTACGGCTGGTGGAGGTCGATATGCGTGGACAGGACTCTCACGCATCATCGAGGGTACGGTTGCGCTCAACACCGAGGCCACAAATTTATTTGAGATCAATCGAGTGAGTACACCAGGTGCAACGAGTGCGCTGAGCGTGAACTCTGCATCGTGGGACGGCTCTGCAACTTGGGGACATGGACAGGTGCTATCGGGTGCAGGCGCAACTCTTACAAAGTTGCCTTTGCCCGTGGGTGCAGCAGGCACAGGTACGATTGTGATCATGCACCAAAGCCACGTACTTGAATCTGCAGCGGGTACTGCGTTCTACTTTTACTCGGTCGCACCAGTCGAGGCGGCGTGTGCGTGAGCGGGGTGAACGGATTACTTTTAGATGGCTGCTGCTGCGTGCCGATTGGACCGTGCGAGAACGATGTCGATGATTTTGAACTGAAGGTCACGCCAACTGCCGTGTGGGAAGTCAACAAAGCAGATTGGGTCGAGCGATTTTTTATCGACAACACCTATATCAATGTGATTGCAAACGAACCGTATAGTCCAAAAACCTTATGCGAAGTCAGTGTTGAGACGGACTTTGATTGTTGCGGCGGTCCAACTGGTACTGAAATTTGCTGCACATATACAGCCGTTCCC